TGGATCGGCAACGATGAGTTCCTCTACAACACCGCTAAGGCATGTGTTGAGTTCTGTGCCCCATGGGAGACCCCCTGGGAGAAGTTCGTGCGCTGCATGACCGAAGGGCAGATCGGTCGCCACCTGGAAACCACAGGCGATGGGGTGGCATGGAACGACCCCGCCATCGATGCCGCTGAGATGGAGGAGATGATGACCGATCTTTGAACTGGACACTCCTCCCCCTTCGGGGGTGCCTCCTGCCCCTATAATGACTTCAGTTCAAACGAACCCCAATGAACGCTTCCACCGCTAACCTGCTCTCCATCGCCGCCGACCTGAACGCCGCTGGTAAGACCGTTAAGGTGACCCGCCTCCGCACCGCTCACGGTTCTAAAGCGAACCGCTACGCCGACCGTATCAAGGGAGGTTCTACCCGTGTTCGCACTGGTGCTGGTTCCCGCTCCGTTCATCAGTCCACCCGCCTGACCGCTCTGGGCGACGTTCGCTGAGGACCTCATTCGTTCGTGATGCAGCAGTGCCCCCGCCCTTCGGGGGTGCCGCGCCGTGGCGCGTGTTGCCCCCCGTATATAAAAACGCCTAACTTCCCTAATCTATAAAGTGTTACGAAAGGCAGCTAAATTTACAAGGCACCATAAAAAAATTTTTCACTATATAAAAGCAATGGAAAAGATCAATGAAATGCAAAAAAATCCCGGAGAAAATATAACAACCATAGAGGTCGATCCAGTCACAGGGGAGTATGTTATTATCATACCCGAATGGATCATTTCGGAATACGGTTGGTATGAGGGAACTCAATTAAACATGGAGGTAGATGGAGATGCGATAGTAATCACGGAGTGTGATTGACTTACTCCTAAGGAAGGAGTATAATTAATAACGAATCGATTCAAATTCAACGTTGACAAAATTATGGCTAAAGGATTTACAGTAAAAGCAAAAGCGCCCGTTAAGGAAGCAACTCAGGAATGGGATTACGAGTATGCGAAGGAACTTGTAAAAGGCAAGAGTGTTGTCTTTTGTCTACCTGGACGAGGAGTATCATACACATACTTGAAGAACTTTGTGCAACTGTGTTTTGATCTAGTGCAAGCAGGAGCGAGCATTCAGATTTCACAGGATTACAGTTCGATGGTAAACTTCGCACGATGCAAGTGTCTTGGAGCCAATGTGCTTAGGGGACCCGATCAGAAACCATGGGATGGTAAGTTAAAGTATGATTATCAATTGTGGATTGATAGTGATATTGTGTTTAATACTGAAAAGTTCTGGCAACTTGTTTTAATGGAGAAAGATATTGCAGCAGGTTGGTATTGCACAGAGGATGGTCATACCACATCAGTTGCTCATTGGTTGGAGGAGGATGACTTCCGAACCAATGGAGGTGTGATGAATCATGAAACTCTTGAGAGTATTGCAAAGCGTCGCAAACCATTCACGGTAGATTACACAGGTTTTGGATGGCTTCTAATTAAACACGGAGTGTTTGAGAATGAAGGTATCAAATACCCATGGTTTGCACCGAAGATGCAAGTATTCGAATCTGGAGAGGTTCAAGATATGTGTGGAGAGGATGTATCATTCTGTCTCGATGCGATTGCAGCAGGTTTTGAGATTTGGTGTGATCCTCGTATCAGAGTCGGTCACGAAAAAACTCGCGTAATCTGATGGACAAATACACGGTCATACGAAACGGCAAAGTTCTTTTCAAAGGTCTCTCGGAAGAAGAATACATGGATCTCATGGAGGACTTTGCCATCGAGTATTATCAAACTGGAAGTCCCAAAGCGGGCGAAGTTGAAACTTTAATTATTGGAGAAAACGGTCAATGGCAAAAGCAAAAACAGGTCTGAACAAGAGTGGTTATGTGGTAGGTGCGCCGAAGAAAACTCGTCAAGGAGCAGGGAATGGCACCAAGTACGCCGCGTCGTCTCGCAATAAGGCACGTAAACCTTATCGTGGACAGGGTAAAGGTTAAATAAGTTAAAGAAATAACCTTTCAAATCTCATGAGTTGTTTAATCACCAATCTACCTTCGGTTGAGGTATGGGTTCGTAAAGAATATCTAACCGACCATCAAAGTGGATGGGGTGAATTTGTTAAGGGCGTCTGGGTATCGGCAAAGTCGATACCTGGGCGTGCTTTTTACTTTGAGACGTATTTACCCGAATATGCGGCAATGTATGATAAATTACCCATCAGTGCCTTTTTATCACGTCCACAGACACCAAACCCAGATATGAACCTACCAAATCTACAGTTTTGGAACTGTATGGACTATGGTGTGGTAAGTATTGATAAAAAATTTATTGGTTCGATGGATTTTGAGTGTTATACACGCGATCACGGTATTCAAAAAGGTACATATGTCTGCACAATCGACAATTATCACCGTGATCCAGACATGGTCGACTGGGCAACAAGTGAAAATCCTGCCGAACACAAGTCTCATAACCTAATTGAACTAGAAAATGGGCAATATGCACTGTATCCAAACAATAGACTCCGTATTTTTGATAATAGTCTGACACCGAAAGAACCAAAAATGCCAGATTTTAAGGTTTCAACTCAATATTATCAGGTCGAAAGTGGATATGAACGTCTTGGAATGGGTCGTGAGGAAGAATATTACTGGAAAACGTCAAAAGAGCGTGAAGAAGAGGAAAATAAATAAAAATAAGGGATAGCAACCCCTCTAAAAGTTCTGATTTCATGTAAATCAGGAGCTAAAATGGGCAATTCACCTGTCGATAGAAACGAGAACTACATGAGGGAGATGTGGGGAACCACAAAACTCGTTACTGACTACTATAAAGAACAAGAAATGAGTGCAAATCACGATTTTTTAGATAATCTGGCAAATCATCAACATCAAAAGATGCTTCGTGAGATAGCAAATGATGATATTACACCAAAAAAGCACGATTTTGTGCAACAAAACGAACTTCATGAAAAGATTCGTAATGATGAGGACTATGATGATTGGGAATATGGCACAGAACCATATTATGGTAAGATTTCTGGATGAGGGTATAAATAAAAATAAGTAAAATCTCAAAAAACTGTGGTTCAGAGGATATCTAGGGAATTTAAGGATATTAGTCTGTCATTTGATAGGCATCCTGTAACTAATGATATCCTCGTGATTAAAAATGCGGATGCAATTAAGAAATCTGTGCGTAATATCGTTCAGACTATACCAAGTGAGAGATTTTTTAACCCTATTTTTGGTTCTGAAGTAAAGACTAGTCTGTTTGAATTTGTTGATTTTGGAACGGCATCTTTACTCGAAAGGCAAATCATCACTGCCATCGAAAATTATGAACCAAGAATAAACAATATTAATGTGGATGTATTACCAAGAGCAGATCAAAATGCTTTTGAGATTACAATCTCATTTAATATTATTGGGCAAGCGATTCCGCCACAACAATTTACATTCATCCTAGAGGCAACCAGATAAGATAATGCCTTTTACTAAGTTTACTAATCTAGATTTTGATCAGATCAAAACCTCAATCAAAGATTATCTTCGTGCAAACTCAGATTTCACGGACTTTGATTTTGAAGGATCGAATTTCTCTGTTCTGATCGATACACTGGCATATAATACTTATATCACAGCATTCAACTCCAATATGGTTGTGAATGAATCCTTTTTGGATTCTGCCTCCCTGAGAGAAAATGTGGTTTCTCTTGCACGTAATATTGGTTATGTTCCTAGATCAAAAACGGCGGCAAAAGCAACTATATCGTTCACAATTGATACTTCATCAACAGCGGCACAACTCATACTAAAAGCAGGACTTGTTTGTGTTGGTGCCGTTGATAATACACAGTATGTTTTTTCGGTTCCTAGTGATATATCAGCAAGCATTGTCAATAATCAGGCAACATTTTCTCAACTAGAAGTATATCAGGGAACATATCTAACAAAAGAGTTTGTAGTCGATAATTCACAGGATCAAAGATTTATTTTAAACAATTCTAATATTGATACAAATACAATCGTTGTTAGAGTTGGAACACGTGAATATAAGCAAGTAGATAATATTATTAGTATCAATAAAGATTCAGAAATTTATCTGATACAAGAAGTAGCAGATGAAAAGTATGAACTTCTCTTTGGTGATGGAATTATTGGTAAGAAATTATCAACTGGTGATGTTATTAAAGTAAGTTATATCGTTACTGATGGAACTAATGGTAATGGTCCATCACTATTTTCTTATGCAGGAACCACGACTGATAGTAATGGGATTTTAATCAGTCCAACAAACACAGTTTCTGTATCCACTGTTCAATCCTCCACCGGAGGGGGCGACATAGAGCAAGTTAGTTCTATCAAGTATTTTGCCCCTAGAGTATATTCTTCGCAGTATAGAGCAGTAACTGCGAGGGACTACGAGGCAATTATACAACAAGTCTTCCCAAGCACGGAATCTGTTTCTGTTGTTGGTGGTGAAGAATTGGATCCACCAGAATTTGGTAAGGTTTTGATTAGTATCAAACCAAAAAATGGATATTCTATTTCAGATTTTGCCAAAAACCAAATTCTAAACGATCTAAAACAATACACTGTATCTGGTGTAAAACAGGAATTAGTTGATCTCAAACTACTATTTGTTGAGATTGAAAGTGATGTATTCTATGATGCATCTAGAGTTGTTGATATTCCATCGTTGAGAACTAATATTACATCAGCACTTGAAAAACATGCATCAAACGTTGATATGAATAAGTTTGGTGGAAGATTCAAGTATAGTAAAGTTCTACAAATTATTGATAACGTAGATACAGCAATTACTTCCAACATCACGAAAGTGAAGATGAGAAGAAATATGAATTGTATTACTAATACATTTGCACAGTATGAGATTTGTTTTGGTAACAAATTCTTCAAGAAGTTAGATGGTGCAAGTATTAAGAGCACTGGATTTAAGATTGCCGATGATCCAGATATTGTATATTTCCTTGATGTTCCTAATGAAACTGATATTGGTATTCTCTCAATCGTAAAACCAACTCTCGATCCTGATACTT